AAGTATGGGTTGTAGGTGACAATCATCATGGCGATGAGTGGATCGGCAAAGTAGATGGTGCTATTAAGACTAAAGACGAAGCACAAGCTATTGTTGATGGTCAGATCGAAGCAGCACAAACTGCTTGGGATGCATTGTCGGATGATCAAAAAGAAAACAATCCAAGACCAGTAAAATATAATTTACCATAGTCGTTAACCTATGGCTAATTACACAAACGTAAAAGGTTTTACAGTTCAAACCGTAAGCACTGATCCTGCTAACTCTCAACTTGAAGGTGGATCATGGGCTAGTGGTGGAAACTTGAATGAAAGAAGATATGCAGGAGCTTCTGCGGGATCTCAAACTGCTGCTTTCATAGCAGGTGGCTATTCTCCAACGCACCCTACTCCTCAAGACGTTACTACTTCTAATGAACACTATAATGGCTCCTCTTGGACTGAAACTGGAGATTTAAATACAGGTAGGTATTACATAGCTGGAGCTGGAACAACAACTGCTGGAATAGCTATATCTGGTTTAGGTGCTTCACCTCCATACTACAATGTAGACACAGAAATTTGGAACGGATCAAGTTGGACAGAAACAGCTAACACTAGTATGACTAGGTATGGCACAGGCACATTTGGAACAAGCACCGCTACTATTTGGGCAACTGGACTTACATATCCACCACACACAGCTGTAGCAAATGTGGAATCATGGAATGGAAGCAGTTGGACTGAAGTAGGTGATGTTAATAGTCCAAGATTTTTAGGTGTATCAACTGGAGCTGGAACTTCAACCGCTGGTTCAATTATTGGAGGACCTCCACATTCAGCTACTCCAGACGGACTAATGGAATATTGGAATGGTTCAGCGTGGACAGAACAAACAGGTTTAACTACTCAAAGACAAGGTGGCGGCGTAAGTGGAACACAAACTTCTAATATATATGCTGGTGGAGATGATCCAGCTCCTGGTTACGTAACAAAATCAGAAGCTTGGGACGGTTCTTCTTGGACAGAAACAGCTGATTTATCTTTGGCAAGAACAAACATTAATGCTGGTGCAAGTGCAGCAAGTTTAACTGCAGGTATTGTTTTTGGAGGATATATTGGAGGAAGTCCTGATTCTACAGATTCAACTGAAGAGTGGACAAATGGACCGGCCACTTTCGTAAGAAATATAGAAGGAAGATTATTTTTTAATTCAACATCAAATGTTTTTAAAGTTACAGAATTTGATATACCAGGAGCGACTTGGGCTAGCGGTGGTGCTTTAAACACTGCAAAAGGATATGCAGCGGGAGCAGGAACTAGCAATTCAGCAATTTTAGCCATAGGAGGTTATTCAACAGCTGCACTCGCAGAAGTTGAATCATATAATGGATCAACTTGGACTGAGATAGCTGATTTAAATAC